CATTCAAGGTATACAAGGTATTCAAGGTGACCAAGGTATTCAAGGTGACCAAGGTATTCAAGGTGACCAAGGTATTCAAGGTGACCAAGGAATCCAGGGTATCCAAGGAATTCCAGGACCTGAGTTAACAGCAGGACCAATCCGTTCATCTGCAGGTACATCAAGTATTAATGCACAAACAGGTACAGGCGAAACCTTTGTAATGAATACTGACCCAACAATTCAAACAAAATTAATTGTAGAAGCAGCATCAACTAATGGATCAATTGTAATTGGTAAAGGACTTAATCCAAACGCAAATGCAAATGTTGCTATTGGTGATACTAATACTCTTGGAACAAATACAACAGGCGCTCAAGTTATTGCTATTGGAAATGCTGCTGCACAAAACAATACAACTGGATTTGGTAATATTGCTATTGGTCAAAGTGCTTTAAATAGTAATCAAACTGGTGTTAATGCTGTTGTAATAGGAAATGGTGCTGGTTCATCTTTATTTAATGCCAATGGAAACCTTGCAATTGGTGGAACAACTTTGGCTGGTATAGTTTCTGGAGCACAAAACACTGCAATGGGTGCTCAATCATTAAGAGAGTCCACATCTATTGTTGCAACATATGGAGCAATTACAGCAGGTTCTGGATATACAGACGGAACTTATTCAGCAGTTGCATTAGAAGTTAACTATACAAGACCGTTTACTCATTCGGCTTCAGCAGTTCCTACTGCAGATATTGTTGTTTCAGGTGGAGTAGTTACTTCTGTTACACCAGTTTATGGTGGTAGAGGAATAAGACCTGCAGCAATATGTACAATTCTTGCAGCATCTGCACCAGCAGGACTATTAGCAGGTTCTGGATTTAGTGTTCCTGTATCTACAGTAACATCAGCAACACAAAATACAGGATTTGGTTTTGATACAGGTCGTTTAAATATTACAGGTTCAAGAAATGTGTTCCTTGGATATCAGGCTGGTAGATCAGAAACAACAGATGATAACTTGTATATTTCTAACACAAACACAGCAACACCTCTGATATATGGAAAGTTTGACTCAACAGGTGGTTTGAACGGTAATGTTAGAATTAATGGAGACTTACAGATTGCCACAAAGACTCCAGCCACTGCTGCTGCGACAGGAACTGCAGGAACTATTGCATGGGATGCAGACTATATATATATCTGCACAGCAACTAATACTTGGAAGCGTTCAGCAATCACCACATGGTAGTTTAAAGCCTTGTAAGGGCTGTTTAAGCCACTTTTATTAGGTTTTGATATCTGAGTATAGGTATAGCCTTATATTCATATATCTCAATATAGTTAAGCATCGTCTTCTTGTTATATAACCAGGATATAAATTGTTATCAAATTGTTATAATTAAAAGCCTTAAAGCCAGGGTATCAGGAGAGAATCTATGCTATACTTAAAATATATAAGAAAAAAAGAATATCTTTAAGGGTTTATATATAGAAGATATCTTATATATACAGGATATCTTATATATAGTAACTTGACAAATACTTGATTTCAGGGTATAATTAATACATGACAACTAATAAAGAGTATAAGGCATTTGAAGAACCAACAGTAATGTATTGGGATATGGATAAGACAATACATTTAACTAATAAAGATAAGGCAATACGCCACGGTATATCAAGACCAAAGATTATAAAGACCTTTCATAATAATACCATTGTTCAAGAAGATGGATGTATTGTTTGGACTAAAATGTTAAATCATAATGGCTATGGCGTAATGTGTATAGCCTTTAATGACGAATTAGGCATATGCTACAGAAATCCTGTATTTACTCATCGTTTTGCATGGGCTCTTAAGCATGGTATGGATGCATTACCAATTGGCAGTGGATCAGAGCGTAAAGGTGATAGAATGGTTTTAAACCATATCTGCCATAACCGTAAATGTGTTAACACTAATCATTTAGAGGTTATCTTGCAATCAGAAAATAATGGTTTACACAAAAGAAGGCCAAGAAAGCCTAATGATGCAATTATTGCTGATAACTTAGAAGACTTTATGGCTCAGATAAGGAATACCGTTCGTGAGTGAGAAAAAACGGGGAAGACCAAAGAAGATAGACATATCAGTATGGGACAAGAAGTACTATACCTTAGACCCTAAAAAAGATAATAGGGCTATACGCTTAGTCAAAGAAGAGCGTATGTTTAAAGCCTTTGAAGAAGTCCATAGAAGGGCTAATCATAGAGAACTTGGATGGTTTGAGATTAATATCGTAAAGAAGCGGATCAGTGATATACTTGATACGATATGACAGCACACCCCAAATATGGTTTCTCTAACAGTCCATTCTACTACCTAGGCAAGTATAAGACCACCCAAAGACCAAGGGTATGCGAGAGATGTACTCAATCAGCCTATTACTACCATCATGACTGGGGATGGTGTTGTGCAGCCCATCTGCTAGACTTAGTCAATATAGGTGGCTTAGCATTCCATTGGGATGACTATAAGGAGGTTTGGGATAGATGCGAGAGACTACTCCAGAGGGAGCCAAAACAGTCTGGTACTGTGAAGAATGTGGATGTGGATATGAGCAATGCTGCCCTATGGGACGACCAATTGGATGGGTTCAATGAGTAAGGCTAACCCCTATAGTTCCACGGAATATAAGAAGAATAGACTAATAACCCTAGAGGGTAGTAACTATACCTGTCATTATTGTAGTAACCCTGCTACTACTGCTGATCATATTATCCCTGTATCTAAAGGTGGTGGACATGAGTTATCTAACCTATTACCAGCCTGTGTTAGATGTAACAGTGGTAAGCAAGACAAGACATTGATACGCCTAAGATACTTCAACAAGAGGTATGTATGAGAGGCTATGAAGGTTTGTATATAGTAGATACTACGGCCTTTCTAAGGCCTGTCCAAATAGTGAGACAGTTCATCTCAAACCATGAGACACGCATAGCCCCATACCACACATATAAAGGTTTGTCAATAGCCCCTCAAAATGGCGGGGAATCAAGAAGGATAAAACATATCCCTATTGATATAACAAACCCTATATCCTGGCTATTGAGCATATGTGGATATAAAGGTTTGAAGGTTTGGATATAATGGTTTGAAATAAAATAATTATTTGGGTTTTTTATTTTTTCAATATTTAACCCTGTAAGAGTATAATAGAAATACCAAACCATAAAATAGTAAAAGGAGAAAGATATGAGAACAGGTATGAGCCAAGGCCCTAGAGGTCTTAGAGATGTATCAGCAGTACACGAACCACTTAATCTAGATTTCAGCCTAGAGGAGTCTGTGAGAAAATCAATCCTATCAGCCACATGGTTAGATGAGGTAGATTTGGGAGCAGCCAAAGAAGCAGTTATGCTTGCAGAGACTATGGATCAGTTTCCTGATAGGCGACATCAGATAGCCCCAATCCTTATTGGCCTATTGTCAAACCTTGGTTTGCTCAATAACCGCAAGACGACAGAGATGTCTCCTGCAGAAATGTTACAGGCTATTGCCAACGGTTAACTGGTATCCCACATATTGGACAGAGCCCTTATCTGAGGACTTTACAACTGATGGCGAAAAGGTTATTAATATCTCTCAAACCTTGTGGCGATTACCTGAGAAACATGATGAGATATTAGTATTAACTGACTGGCAAAAGTGGCTTATTCGCCATGTCTTAGAGCGTTATCCAGATGACTATTTTGACCCGTCAAAGGCTGGCAGACTGAGGTATAAGCAGGTTGTTATATCTATGCCCAGAAAGAACGGAAAGAGCCTCCTAGGTGCCTTATTTGCCTTGTATGGGATGCTCCTGCATGAGCCTGCTCCTGAAGTTATCTCTGTTGCAGCCTCTGCTGATCAGGCTAAGATAGTCTATCGCAGGCTAAAACACCAGGTAGATTCATCTGAATTGCTTGCACATTTCTTTAGTAAGTCTACGGAACATAGAGGACTATGGACTAAAGATGGTACAGGTATGTATAAGGTTATTGGTGCTAATGTAGCAACAGCCCAAGGCCTGCATCCATCAATGGTCATATTTGATGAGTTGCATGTGGCTAAAGAAGATGTGTGGACTGCTATGAGCCTTGGTTCTGCTACCCGCACAGATGGGCTAACCATTGGTATCACAACTGCTGGCGATGACACATCAAACCTATTGAAACATTTGTACGAAAGAGGAATGGCTGCTATCCAGGGTCAAGAAGACCTTGAGAGATTTGGATTCTTCTGTTGGGAAGCACCAAAGGGCTGTGCTATAGATGATGAAGAGGCAGTGCGTAGTGCTAACCCTCAATTAGCATCTGGCATCTTAAACTGGGAATCAGTCAAGAACGAACTAGCCACAATGCCTGAGCCTGACGCTAGACGATACCGTTTAAACCAGTTTGTGTCCTCTATGAACGCTTGGATACAGGTAGGAGCGTGGTCTAGTTTGCCAAACGGTAGGCCTACAAACCCTGAAGTGTTTGCTATTGAGCGTACCTCTGGTTGGGAATATGTCAGTATTGTGACTGCAGAAATGCAGGAAGATGGAAAGATAGCCACAGAGTTAGTAGCATCATTAAACAATACTAACATTGATGAAGTGATTAATGTATGTATGGACCTGGCTAAGTATGGCAAACCTTTCATTATGGATTCAAATGTATTAGATGACTTAGGTGCTGCCCTGAAACAAAAGGGTTTAAGAGTTCAGATGACTAGTAATAAAGATTTAATATCAGCGTCAAACAACACATATAGTAGAATTATGAAAAAGGAGTTAATTCATCCACAAGATGATATAGTTTCCTTACAAATGCAACGAGCAGTACGCAAGAATAGCGGAGAATCCTGGAGGATTGCCCGTAAAGATAGCGGGACTGACATAGATGCAGCAGTAGCAACAGTATTGGCCATCTGGTTTGTGGAGACACAAATAAAACCACAGCAAATGGTACATTGAGGAGAACGCAATGGGATTTAAAGATAGAATAATTAACAGACTTGGTTATGAAGTCACACCAGTGTTTGTTCCTAACACAGAGAATCGTGGAGTAGCAAACACTGCACCAGCAAGAGTAGAGATTGGTGTAACACCAACTACTGCCCTTAGTCTCGTTGCTGTGTCTCGTGCCACATCTGTATTAGAAACTGCAGTAATGCAAATACCTGTTAATGTTTACAGAGGAAATGCACAGTTGCCAACACCACTTTGGTTAGAAACACCAGACCTTGAGAATCAAATATCTCAAGCAGAGTGGTTGGGTACAACATTAATCCACATGGCAACTTACGGAAATGCTTTTTGGCATATTCGCAGAGGCCCAAGAGGAATTGTAAATATTACCAACCTACATCCAACAGATGTTAGTGTTGCAGTAGATGGCGATGGAAAAATTTACTACACATACTTTTCAAAGAGATATGATGCAAGAGATATTAAGCATCTTAAGTTGTGGCACAGCCCATCAGCAACATCACTACTTGGTGAAGGCCCATTGCAACGCCACAGATCAGTTCTGCGTTCAGCACTTGACTTGCACAACTATGCAGACAATTGGTTTAGAACAGCAGCAGTACCAACAGGTACATTAACAACATCAGAATTTCTTTCTGCAGATGTCGCAAGACAAAACAAAGAAGCATTCGTTGCATCTCAGCAAGAAAGAAGTATTGCTGTCCTTTCATCTGGACTTAAGTATGATTCAATCACACTAAGCCCTGAGCAAGCACAATTCCTAGAAAACCAAAAGTTTATTACACGCCAAATTTGCATGATGTTTGGTGTGCCAACAATGTATCTTGGTATGGGTATTGAAGGACAGGGCATGACTTATGTCAACGGTAACGAAGACAGAGCAAAGTTATTTGAAGATGGATTGCAGCAATATATTGTTCGCATCCAGCAAGCAATCACAGACCTTCTTCCAAGAGGGCAGTATGCTGAGTTTAATTTAACAGAGTTCCTCCGTCCCAATGTAAAAACAAGATATGAGTCTTATGCAATTGGACTCACAAATAATTTCTTGACAGTTCCAGAAGTCCGTGAGATGGAAGGCATGTCAGAAATAACACAAGACCAGGCTCCAGTTGATGTCGTTGGCGACACTCAACTTGTAGTCTAAAATGGAGTAATGACTATGAATGAAATGATTACCCGCAGTTTTGAAATAAGAGCAACAGATGCAGAACTTCGCACAGTTGAAGGTCTCGCTGTTCCTTATAACGACACAATTGATATTGGTGGAGGATGGTCAGAGCGTTTTGAAAAAGGCGCAATTGATTTGAATGCCAATGTTAAACTATTTCGTGACCATGAAGACATCATTGGTGTCGTCACAGAAATGACAGAATCTGATGAAGGCCTTATGATTAAGGCAAAGATTTCAGAAACAGTTTTAGGAAATGAAACACTTAACTTAGTTAAGGATGGAGCAATCCGTTCTTTCTCAGTAGGTTTTATTCCTGTAACAGATGTAAAGAAAGACAAAACAATAATTCGTACAAAGGTAAATCTCAAGGAAGTATCCTTAGTAGCATTTCCCGCATACGACAAGGCTGAAGTACTTTCAGTCAGAGAAGAAACCAATCAGGAGGAAATATCCATGGAAAACACAACACCTGATTACACTTCAGCAATTAACGAAGTTCGTAATCACGCAGAGGAGTTGGAGCGTCGTCTAGATGTTATTGCATCAGAAAAGACACCACTAATCTCAGTACCACAATTCCGTTCATACGGAGAATATGTAAAAGCAGTAGCAGCAGGAGACCTTGATGCTCACCGTACATTTACAGGAGCAGACTCAGCAGACTCAATCATGAAAAATGCTTGGGTTTCAGATACAGTTCGTATCGTAGACAATGGTCGTCCAACATTCAACCTATTCTCAAGAGGCCCATTGCCTGCTGACGGAATGAATGTGGAATACCCACTTATTAATACTAACACACTTGATGTTGACCAACAGGTTACAGAAGGCGATGTTCTTGCTTTTGGTAAGTTAACTCTTACTTCAGCAACTGCACCAATCAATACATTTGGTGGTTACACAGAAATGTCACGCCAGGTAGTTGAGCGTTCATCAATCAACTATGTTGACACAGCATTCCGTGCAATCGTTGCAAAGTATGCAGCAACAACAAACGCAGCAGCAATCGCAAAGGTTACTGCATCACAGGCTAACTTTAACCAAACATCACTTGCATCATTTGATACAGACGATGTTCTAGAAGCACTTGCAGATGCAGCAGTTAAGGTTAACCAGAACACTGGTCTACCACTACAGGCAATCCTTGTAGGCGCAACAGTATTTAAGGCTCTTGCTAAAGCAGTAGATGGTTCAAACCGTCCACTACTTTCAAATGTTGGAGCAACCCAGAATACATTTGGTTCAATCAACCCACTTGGTTTGACAGGAAACATTCTTGGTCTACCAGTTGTACTTGACCCAGCACTAAACGCAAACGCAATGTTTGCTTGGAACGCTGCAGCATTGACTTCATACGAGTCATCAGGTGCACCATTCCGTCTAAATGACGAAGAAATCACAACACTAACTAACTCATTCTCAGTTTACGGATACTTGGCACTTACATGCCAGGAGCCACTTGCTGCAGTTCGTTTTGGTGGAGTTGTTGGTTACTAATTAGTTAATAGGAGAAGATTATGGACTGGACTGACCTTAAGGCATATGTAGGTGCTTCATCTACTGATGATGCTTATGTAGAAGAATGCTGGGATACATCAAAGGATTTGGTTGCAAGTTATATTGCATCTACCAAAGTTCCTGTTGGTGTGTTGAAGCGTTGCTACCTTGAGGTTGGTTCAGAACTATTTAATCGCCGTAACGCACCAATGGGTGTGGCTCAATATGCAACTTACGATGGTGCGCCATTGAATACTGCAAGAGACCCACTCGTTGGTGTGTATCCTTTACTTAATAGATATATGGTGAGATTCGGATGAATTTAGCAACGGTAAGAACAGAATTAGAGAGTGCCATCATTCTTGGTGGTATCTCAAAGGTTTACAAGTTTGTGCCAGCAAGACCTAATCCACTTTGTGCGATTATGGAACCTGACACTGAGTTCATTACTGTATATGCAAACCAATATGAAGCAGACTATGCATCTAATTGGAAAGTACTTATCTTAGTACCGTATGCAACTAATGAAACAGAGACAGAAAATCTTGATGACACACTTGACACTCTTATCCCTGCGATTTGGGAATACACATCAGCAAGAACATTAACCGTAGATAAACCATTTATCCAAGAGGTAAACGGATCTAGGTTTTTAGCAACAAACATAAATATTTCAATAGACATTGAAGGAGGAAATTGATATGGCAAGAATTAAAGGCAAATCAATCGTCTTTGAAGTCAACGGAACAGAGTTTGCTGGCTCAGTGAGTAATGTTACATTCTCATCTGCAGTTGGAACACTAGGTTTTGGAGATTACACAGATTCGCTTGATTACACATGTGCAATAACAGGTTTTCAGGATACAGCAGCAGCATCTCTTCAGAGTGCGCTGTTTGATACACCTGGAACACCACTTACACTTACATTTGCACCACATGGCAATGCAACGCCATCAAGTGCACAGCCACACTTTACAGCAACAGGATATGCAGAGACAATCCCTGATGTTGGTGGACAAGCAGGCGAGTTCTTTGTGTTTGACTTAAATATCATTCTTGATACAAAGCCAACACGAGTAAACGCTTAATTAAGAGTAGTCATGGCAGAGGCAAATATATCTATCCAAGGTGTTAAGGAAGTCACAGACTCTCTTAATAAAATGGCTAGAGATTTAGAGTCAAACATAGAACTTAATAAAGAACTAAGTACGACTCTATCTCAAAAAGCCTCTGCCTTGGCACCAAAACTAACTGGTGCTCTTGCTTCTTCTGTTAAAGGTAATCCTTCAGCAGAGAAGGCACAGATACTAGCAGGCAGTGCAGCAGTACCTTATGCAGGAGTAATTGAATACGGTTGGCCAGATAGAAATATAGATGCCCAGCCTTATTTAAATCCAGCAGTAAACGATAACATGGGCTACATCATTGAGAAATACAATGACAGTATACAAAAGGCAATAAAGCAATACGACTTAAACTAATAGGAGGCAGTAAAATGGAAAACTTTGATTTAATGAATACTCTCAAGTGGAAAGAACTTGCAGAAGTAGAAGAATATTTAGACTTACCTATGGACGAATGGACTGAAAGCAAGTCTAAGTCAAAACTAGCATTCGCAATGCAATACATGATGGCAAAGCGAAACAACCCAACCCTTACAATAGGAGAAGCAGAAGAAATGTCAATCCAACAGTTGACTGACCTTGCTGGAGTTGAATTTACTGTCCCAAAAGAAGTGAATCCAGCCTAAACAAGATGGGCGAGTTCTGTGCAGAAACAGGATACACGCCAGATCAGTTTTGGGAACTCACGCTGGAAGAATACGGTGCAATTGTGACGGCACTTAACAAGAGGAGTAAGAATGGCTAATCAAATAACAATTGATATTGTTGCTCAAACCAATAAACTTACCTCTGGAATTAATGATGCCAATGGTCAGATTGATACCATGTCAACTAAACTTAAAGGCATTGCTGGTGCTGCAGGTCTTGCTGCATCTGGTTTTCTTGCTACTCAAGGTTTAACATTTCTTAAGCAAGGTATTGATGAGGCTAAAGAAGCCCAAGAGGTAATGAGAGCAGCCACAACAACATTTGGCGAAGGCTCTGCTGCTCTTGCAAAGATTACAGAAGATGCTGACAAATTTGGTAAAGCCCTTGCAATTGATAATGATGAGTTAATTGCTTTAGCAACACAACTAGGCTCAAGACTTCCAAAAGATGTTCAAGCATCATCTGTTGAACTTGTTAAGATATTTAAAGATGTAGAAGCCTTTACTGGTGGTGCTGTAACTGCAGAAGCAGCAGGTGGCAAACTTGCAAAAGCATTTGCTGATGGTGAAATAAAAGCATCAGAATTAACAAAGATATTCCCTGGACTTGAACAAGCAACATATGACCAAGCAGAAGCATTATCTAAGGCTGGAGATAATCAAGGTGCACTTAACCTATTAATTGACAAAGGCTCAGTTAAGTATGACGATGCTGCTGCAAAGAATGCTACATCAACACAAAAGTTTGAAGTAGCCCTAGCAAACTTTAAAGAAGAACTTGGTGGAAAGGTTCTACCAATATTAGAAAAAGGAATTGATTTCCTAACAAAATTATTTGAAGCATTTGACTCATTGCCAGGACCAGTTCAGAATGTTGTAATTGGATTGGGAGCACTTCTTATTACTGGTGCGTTAACTTTAACATTCTTAGCAAGTATGAAAGCATCATTAGTTACACTAGGGGTAACAAGTACAGGAACTGCTGGAAGCATTGGCCTTGCAACAATTGCAACTAACTTATTAAAGATTGCTCTAGCAGGCCTTGGTATTGGCTTAGTTATTGCAGCAATCGTTTTGCTTTACCAGAACTGGGACAAGGTCACAGCAGCAGTTGATAAAGTTTGGGAAATGATTAAAGATGTAGTTCCAAAGGCTTGGAAGAAAGTAATGGAATTTAAAGACAAAGTTGTTGACTTTGTTGGAGATATTATTCAGGCATACCTTTCAATCCCAGGAAAAATGCTTCAGGTTGGTAAAGATATTGTTATGGGTCTTTGGAACGGAATGCAGAACATGGCTGGTTGGCTTAAGGATAAAGTTACAGGATTCTTTAAGAACCTTATTCCATCTTGGGCTGAAAAGGCTTTAGGAATATCCTCACCATCAAAGGTGTTTGCAGGTATTGGAAAGAATATCATTGGTGGATTGCAAAGCACATTTAATGCACCTGCTGTTAAGGCTGTATCAAACAGAGCACAAGCAGGAATTTCAGTGCCAAGAGTTTCATTGCCATCACTACAATCAAAGTCAGGAATCAATATTACAATTAACGCAGGTCTTGGTACAAATGGTCCAGCCCTTGGTCGCCAGGTATCAAGTGCAATTAAGCAATATGGCAAAGTAAGTACACAGGCGAGGTTCTAATGTCAGTTAGAGGTGCATTTAAAGTATTCTTATATCCAGACCCAATAACTGCAGCAGCAAGTATTGATGAGCCTGAAGGCTATGAAGATATTACTGAAGGCATTATTAATGTAGAACTTGTTTCTGGTGCAGATATTTATGAAGGACCGCAGCAACAAATAGATACTGGTCAATTTACAATTGTAAGCCGTAATCCAAACCTTGATCCAAAGATTAATCCTAATATTAAATACAATGCAAGAATTGATTTTCTTGATGTCAGAAATGAAACACCAGCACAAGAAGCACAATTTTATAGAGGGTATGTAACAGATGTTAATGTTGAGTATCAAAGAAATGATAACCCAATCATTACAATTACAGGTACAGATATTTTTGGCGTATTACAAAGAACTATTGTAAATAGTGTACTTCAAGAACAAATATTAAATTACATGGCAACTAACTCTTTGTTGGATGGAGTTACATTAGAAGAATTTGTTACTTTTGGTGAGTTTTTAAATTTGTTTACTTCAAAATACTATAACTATTACATGACAACCTCTACATTTGTTCCTAGTGCCCTTTATGGTGGCGGAGAAATCGCTGCTAGTGATAGTTTTATTAGGTTTGAGGGTTTACTATATTCTGCAAATGTTAGTCCTGACCAACCTGATTTTCAAGGATTACTAGGATATGCACCAGCAAGATATGTTCCACAAATTGGAGAAAGTTTCTTAGAAATAATTAACAAATATAATCAAACAAACTTAAACTATATTTCACCTTTTAGAGGTTATGACCAAACTGCAGGTTTTGATTATATAACTGCTTTGCCATTTCCAAAATACGATGGAAACTATTGGAGTCCTTTAAATTGGAGCCCAGACTTACCACCAGACATAGAATATGATTTTAGTTTTGACCCAGTAGATGATGCACCTTATGAATCAATTAGATTAGATAATGGTTTTAACAATATAATTAATCAAATAGCAATATCTAATGACTATACAACTGTAGAGGCTGGAGAGTTTGTATCTCACAAAGAAGACTTTTCATACTCTGATGAAGACTCAATAGTAGACTATGCAGTTTCAAGATTAAACATATCAACAATTGTTCCAGAATCTAATATTTTTTCAATATCTGGTTCTACAGGAAGAATTGCAAAAAATGTATTTCAACTAGTTGGTAATCCTTCAAATCAATTAAAAAGTATTACATTTAATAATGGAAGATATGAAGATTTGCAAAGTGGAAAAACCTTTAGTTTTTATAATTTAAATAAAACTATTGCCATAAAACATAAAATTAATAATGATAATATAATTAGTTCAATGTTTGATATTGCTGGCGTTGCTCATAGTATTTCTCCAGATAAATGGGAAACAACTTTTGTTCTTAAGCCAAATGTTTATGACTTTGTTGGTTATTATCAAGGACAAACTCCAATAATTGAAATGAACGCTTTAACTGGAGATACAAACTTTAATTTTACTGCAACATTAACAAACTATCCTATTGAAGATATTACATCAATTACCTGGTGTTTAAATGCACGAGAAGAAGGCTCTCCGCCTTCTTATTATTATGCTTCAACAGTTAATGGTGAAAGATATAAAGATGGATTAGGAAGATTTGGATTAACTCAAACATGGAACTTTGATGATGACGGAATCCTTGCACCTTATGATGCATATCTTAATAGATTTGGTGGTTATGGTGCAGGGTATTGGACTGTTTATGCATATATTCTTTTAAATAATGGGTTTACAATTGCTGCTCAACAAACTTTAACTGTTGGAATTCCTGAAGTTGAAGCAGATTTTGTTTGGGACCAAAACCTAGTAAATAATTTTGGTCAAGTACTATTTACAGATACATCAGTTAATAATGAAACTGGAGAACCAGATTCTTATCTTTGGGATTTTGGAGATGGAACAGCAACATCATCACTAAAAAACCCAATACATGTTTATAATCCATCAGGACCAGGTGATACAGAATTTGATGTTAGTTTAACTGTTTTTGCTTATGGTGAATTTGGAGCAAAAGTTTATAATACTAAAACTCAAACAGTAACATTAGCACAACCAACAATGGTTCCAGACTTTACAAGTAGTCAAAGTCAACAAACAATTACATTTACAAACACATCAACAAATGTTGGTTTTGAAGAGCCAGATGCATATCTTTGGGATTTTGGTGATGGGACAACATCAACAGCAAAGAACCCAGTAAAAACATATGCAGTTTCAGCAGATGTATCAACATCTTTTAGTGTAACATTGACAACAAGAAATATTTGGGAACAAACTGCAAGTGTTACAAAAACAGTTACGGTTCTTGCATTAAACTCAAGTGGAACATTTGGTGTTCGTTATATTAAATTTTTAATTCCTAATTACACTCCACCAGGAACAGTAGGAACTTTTACATATCGTGTATTAACTCCTGTAATGAAATTTCTTAAAGCAGTTACATCTGGAACAGGAGCAAACTTATCCTACTTAAAACCACTCTATAACTTTAATGATAGCGCTGCTCCATATCCTGGTTGGTATTCAAGTTTTGGAGGAAATGTTCAGCAAAATTTAGGATGGGAATATTTCTTAACAAGAGATCCACAAGGACTTGACTCTAAGACATATGGATTAGGTGCAGTACAAAGAAGAGTTAGGCCTGTGCGCTGGGAACTTGTTGTAGACCTTGGTCAAACACTATATACTATCAATGATTTAATTTTAACATTTCAAGACTTTTTTGAAGTAGATGCAGGACCATACTATGGTATTCATACAGAAATCTTTTATGAAAGAATTCTTGTTCAGTTTGCATCAACAATTTATGGAGGAACATATACTCCAAACCCACCAGGTACAGATGGAATGCCAACTTTAAGTGGTGATTGGATAACAGTAGGAGATTTTAGAGTTGATGGTGGAAGAATGGACCCAACTAAGCCTGCTGGACAAAGAACTGAAAGTACAAAAGCAATTACTCGTAGAAGACCATTGCCTTTAAACATTCCATACTTTTTATATGGTTTTAATGACAAGACAGTCAATTTTTATTCAATAGAAACTGCAGATTCATATCTATGGACATTTGGAAATGGAACAACTGCAACAGGAAGAGATCCATCAGTAACATATGCAGATTATGGAACATACAATGTAACTCTTCAAGTAACAACTGGTGGAGTAGTAACAAGAACAACAACAGAAGCCGTAATAGTTAGAGTACCTTGGCCATAAATTTTCTGGACTGCCTCCAGGAAAAGCAGAACCCTCTCCACTATGTCTAATAACTAAAGGAGAGGGTTTTGTTATTGAATTATTCTTCAGTGCTTGGTTGCACCTCTGGTAGTAGTTCTACCTCAGTCTTAGGCGACTCCTTCTTTTTAATTTTAGGACGCTTTGTATCGTAGTCCCAGTCTTTTACTGGAATCAATTTGCCTTCGTAATATACATTCTTAGCCATTATGCTCCTTTGCTAGAATCGTATAGATATCATCAACACGACTCTCTAGTCTTGTAACTTGGTCTTTCATGCTGGACCCAGAATTTGGCTTGAGTTCAGATAGAAATTTGCTTATCATCCACTTTGAGAACCCAAAAAAGGCTCCTAGGATCAGTACGGTTGCTGATGCAAAGGCAGCAATAATTTCAGAATTTATAGTCAACATACATCTATTCTATACTAGAGGTAGATTAACCTTGGAGGAATCAATGGAAACCCTTAATTTACTGCCACCATCACTTGAATGGGTGGTTTACCGTAACGACACTACAGAATTGACAATTCTTCTGGTAGATGAGAACGATGCTGCACTTGACCTAACGGACTGGGATTTTACTGGTAAAGTTAGAGAATACCCATCAGATGCAACAGTATTAGTTACACTAACAATTACCAAGGTTGATAATGCTTTAACAGTTGTACTTGACAACTCAGACCTTCCTATCACAAGTTATTTTGATATTGAAGGAATTAATTCAGATAATGCTAAGGTATCTACAGTAGTTAGAGGAAGAATCCAAGTAGAAGAGGATGTAACACGATGACTCTTGGCTATGTAAAAGTAAGTTCTGAATCAGCATTACTTAATGGCGAAGTTGAAGTAATTGCTCCAGATAAAATTAAAGTTTTTGCAGCAGCCTTATCAATTGCTGTTGGACCTCAAGGACCTCAAGGTCCGCAAGGAGATACTGGTGCAACTGGTGCAACAGGTGCAACTGGTGCAACTGGTGCTACTGGAGCCCAGGGTGCACAAGGCATTCAGGGTATTCAGGGTATTCAAGGTATTCAAGGAATTAAAGGAGATACTGGTAATCAAGGTATCCAAGGAATTCAAGGTGATATTGGAAATACTGGAGCAACAGGTGCTCAAGGAATTCAAGGAACTAAAGGCGATACTGGTGACCAAGGAATACAAGGCATTCAGGGTATTCAAGGAATCCAGGGTATCCAAGGAGATAAAGGCGATACTGGAGATACTGGTGCTACAGGTAATAATGGTACTAATGGTACTGATGGCGATAGATATGCAACAACATCAACAACATCATTTACTTTAGGTACATCTGGTTCACAAACAATTACAGTTGCTGATATTAATGTTGATTATTCAATTGGACAAACAGTTATTGTTGCTCATGACATTGACCATCACCAGCATGGAACGGTTTCTAATTATAATCCTGCAACAGGTGAATTAACATTTGTTAAAGACAATAAAACAGGAACAGGAACATTTGCATCATGGACAGTTAACCTTAATGGTGCTGTTGGTATTCAAGGACCACAAGGAATCCAAGGTTTAACAGGATTTGCTTGGGATGTAGCAAGAGTAACTCCAAATGGTTATGTAGTTGGAGATATCGTAAACTATCTTGGTACATACTATATTTGTATTGCAAATAACGATGCATTGATTCCACCTTCTTCACTAGGTGTTTATTGGAATACATATTCATTTGTTGGTCCACAAGGCGACCAAGGTATACAAGGTGTTCAAGGAGACCAAGGCATTCAAGGAATTGAAGGTGCTAAAGGAGATACTGGAGACCAAGGCATACAAGGTATTCAAGGAGTAACTGGAGACCAAGGTATTCAAGGAATACAAGGAGATGCTGGGTCTCAAGGTATTCAAGGTGACCAAGGTATTCAAGGTGACCAAGGTATTCAAGGTGACCAAGGTATTCAAGGTGACCA